TCTTGATGGTAGCAGCAACACTATGAACATTACCCAGGCATCTACATTAGCGCGTGATTGGTTACAAGTTATTGCAAATACAAGTAATTCTAATATCTGTATTATTCAAAATGACGGTGGTACTTCCACTTCATGCTGATTCAATAGGTGATATTACAGAATTAACAGGTTACGGTAGAGTCTATCGTGATGAGCCGTACGAGGCTGCTTTAGACTTTGATATTAATTCTTTAGACAATGTGCAAACTAGCGCAGGTCGAATAGCTATAACCTTTCTCGATGAATCAACTGTTAGGCTTACAGAACACAGCGAGCTGCTTATAACTGATTACGTCTACAATCCTAACCCAGATAAATCAAAAATGGCTCTACAGTTTGCTAGCGGCACTATTAGGTTTATTAGTGGTAATGCAAACAAACTAAACAAAAAAAATATCACACTCTCTACACCTAGCTCACAAATTTTTGTGCAAGGTACAGATTTTGTTTGTACTATCGATATTACTGGCAAAGCACTTATAATTTTATTACCGAATGAGTTTGGTGACGCAAGTGGCGAAATAGTGGTGCAAACAGCTATGGGCCAACAGGTGCTCAACAAACCATATCAAGCTACAACTACATCTGCTTATGATGTGGCTCCAACAAAACCTGTTGTTTTAGATATTGATTTAAACTTTATTGATAACATGTTGATTGTTTCACCACCAAAAGAGCAGTTTGTAGATAACGAACAAACACAGTCACAACAAAATGATTACTTAGAATTTACTGATTTAGATATAGATTTTTTATCGGATGAAGATATGTTGGATGAAGATGAAAACATAGATTTTTCAGAGCTTGACATAGATTTACTAAATGTAAATTTTTTAGAAGATTTGTTAGATGTATTAGATGAACTTGATGTAAAAGAAGAAGAAAATTTATCTGATTTTTCTAGTGGCATACAGCTAGTCGGTACAAAAATAGGACAAGATACCGAGACACAAATTACAACAATAATACAAGGCGATCAGTTAAAATTCATGCGCATGGTAAATCAAAGAGCACAGGTATTAGTTAGTGCAGATCAAGCATACAACATAGTTATTACTCAAGACGGTGTATCAAAAGTCATACAAGTAAATGGCACAGCTAATTCTACAATTAACATAACACAAAGTTCTGGATGAAAAAGGTAATATTCACAGTATTTATATTACTAGCTTTACCACTGTTGTTTCAATTATATCCTTTACAAATTCTTAAGCTACAAACATTTGACACATTTGTTAAAAAACACGAACCTAGTGGTAATTTTGTTGTGTTAAATATTACTCAAGAAGATATACAAAAATCTGGTGGTTGGCCTTTTCCTAGACAAGAGTTAGCACAAATACACATGGACATTTTAGAGGCAGGTGCTATGGGTGTCGGTTGGGTCATATCCTTACCGAATCCAGATCGTTTTGGTGGTGATGAAATGTTTTTAATGGCTTTAGATTATAGTCCTAGCATATTAGCCATGTTTGAATATGACAATGGTAATTATCCGCCAACAAGCGGAACTGTTTTACTTGGTGAAAATATTAATGGTATTATGGCTAAGGGAGTTGTTGCAAACGACCCAATATTCATAGACGTTCCTCAAGGTTTGTCGACAGCTCCCACCGAAGTGGATAATCTTGTTAGGCGTATGCCTTTGTTAATGCAAACACCAGATGGTTTTGTTGCATCGTTTGGTACCGAAGTTTTAAAAGTATTGGCTGGCGCTAACACCTACATTATAAAAGGCGATGATAATGGTATGCGACAGATTACTGTGCAAGGCTTACCCCCTGTTGATGTAGATAATCTAGGCCGCAAATGGATCTCTTGGGTCGACACTCCACAAACAAATTTACAAGAATTAGCTGTCGCACATAAGTTTGTGTTTGTATCAGTTAATGCACCAGGAGTATTTCCGACCGTTGCAACACCCGTTGGGTTACTTTCTCCACATGAAGTGCAAGCAGCTCTTGCAGAATCTATACTTATACAAGACTCACCCTATGTACCAGATTGGGCGATAGCAGCTGAATTAATAATGTTTACTCTGTGCCTAATAATAGTTTCAGTTATTTTCGGTTATCTAGGTATGACACAATCACTAATATTTGGTGGTTTATTTATGGCCGCGACCTTTATAAGCGGTGTTTATATTATAAAGACTGGCTATCTTGTAGATTTTTCTTGGACTTTTGTATCAGAGTTTGTGCAAGGTAGCGCTATTTTTTATGTTCGGTTTAGACAACAATACAAACTAAGACAACAAATAAAAAAACAGTTTGAGCATTACCTTGATCCACGCCAGGTCAAATTGTTGCAAAACGATCCAAGTCTTTTGAAACTAGGTGGTGAAAAGAAATATTGCAGCTTTGTTTTTACCGACTTAAGAGGGTTCACTTCACTCTCAGAAAAATTATCGCCCGAAGAAGTAACCGACATTATGAACAAAACTTTAACAGTACAAGTAAACGCTGTGCAAAATTTAATGGGCGCCACGGACAAATTTATCGGGGATGCGGGGATGTATTTGTTTGGTGCACCTTTAGATCTTGAGGATCACGAAACTAAAGCAGTCCAGGCTGCAATAGATATTCAAAAAGGTATAGCAGAACTTAACAAGACACTTTCTGTCCCAGTAGCCTGTGGCGTGGGAGTAAACACGGGTTTTGCTTGTGTTGGTAACATGGGCAGCGAAACAAGGTTCGATTACTCTGCCATCGGAGACGCGGTCAACATAGCAGCAAGACTAGAGTCAGCTACTAAAGAGGTGGGTGTTGATATACTCATAGGACATGAAACTGCAAAAAATTGTAAAATTGTATTAAAATTACTAAAACCTATAAAAGTAAAAGGTAAAGAAAAGAAACTAACAGTATATACAGTAAAGGAATCTCTATGAAAGGATTGTTAAAAAATTTAGTAGGTGCAGTAGCTCCAACCATAGGCACAGCGCTTGGTGGTCCGATGGGCAACATGGCCATGACCAAGATTGCAAGCGTGCTCGGCGTATCAAACGATCAAAAATCAATACAACAAGCAATACAAAATGCAACACCAGAACAAATGTTAGAGCTTAAAAAAGCAGAACAAGAGTTTGAGGTGCAAATGAAGGAGCTTGATGTTGATGTTTTTAAATTAGAAACACAAGATAAACAAAATGCTAGGGGTATGTTTAGCAAAGATTGGACTGCAAGAATTATCGGTGTTGCAACAATAGCTGGTTTTTTAGGCTACATATTCTTAGTAACACTACAACCACCAGAGCAAAATAGTGAGGCGTTAATAAATTTAGTATTAGGATATTTAGGCGGTTTAGCAAGTGCAATTATATCTTTTTACTTTGGAGCGTCACATAAGGGCGACGACTAATGGCTAAATCACCCGATGCTTTTGTTTACAAATGCAAACTTAAAAAAGTTATAGACGGAGATACTGTGCGTTTAGAGACTATAGATCTTGGATTTTCAGTGCAATTACACAATAAATCCGTACGCATAAACGGGATTGATACGCCCGAATCTAGGATTAACATAAAAAAATATCCAGAACGAGCTAAAGAAAAAGAACTAGGATTACTTGCTAAAGATAAGTTGAAACAATGGTTGGTAGGTGATATAACCTTAAAGTCTTACGGCACCGACAAATACGGTAGGGTGCTAGGAGATATATTTTGCGAGAAAGGAAATGTGGCAGAATTACTTAAAAAAGAAAATTTGGCCGTCGATTACTTCGGTGGTACAAAAGTCAAAAAATGGGGAGAATAATATGAAAATATCACAAGAGGGCATTGCCCTTATTAAAAAATTTGAGGGTTGTCCTAAAAATGCAAAAGGTGATGCTGTATCTTACAGATGCGCTGCTAATAAAAAAACTATAGGTTTTGGTTCTTTAAAATTAATAGACGGTAGTCCAGTCGAAGATGATATGACCATAACCATGCAAGAGGCAGAAGAATTGTTAGCACATGAATTAGAAGAATATGAAGATTATGTAAATGAAATGGTTCAATGTAATTTATTACAAAACCAATTTGATGCTTTAGTTTCTTGGACTTTTAATTTAGGGCCAACTAATTTAAAAAACTCAACTTTATTAAAAGTTTTAAACAGCACACATATAGATTGGGCAGATATTC